TCTGAGTCATCCATGTCCACCTTTACTTCTTTTCTACTTTGCATTAGCTCTTTTTTGACTTCTTCTGGTTTCTTTGCTTCGAATGAAGTGTCTAGAGCTTCCGAAATTTTATCACTCATTATTTCACCTTTATCCAATATTTAGTCCGGGCCCCTCATAGTTTCCGTGAAACTGGGCTGCACCCAACCCATTAGGCATGTAATATGTAACATCACCAAATTCGTGAGTGTGGTATCCAATAGTTGTTTCATTTTCTCTGACCGATGTAGGGCTTGGACTTGCAAGAACTGCTAACTCTGGTGTGGTGTATAATGGATAATATCCATTTATTGCAAGTGGTCCCGCTCCGTTTGCAGGAGTTGTTACAAGATTGCCAGTAGAATCTGTGATTGACGTGTTTCCTATGGGGTATACTATTGCAGGTTTTGATGGATCTGATACATCCACTGGATCAATTGGAGTTGCATCATCGATTATTTCGTTACCTGTTCCAAAGCTCGGTGCGTCAGGGATATCAGGAGCTGGTGTAATTTCTGGTGTTTCTGGTACTGGTAGAGGTTTACCTGATGGTGCAGCATTTTCTACATCTTCCTCTGCAAAGAATCTGAGATCTGCTTGTTCGATAATTGGTGATTTTTTTTGCTCACCATATACGTAACTCTTTGCTATGAAACTGAACGTAGTTGTGATGCTTCGTGTTTCCGAAAAATCACCCTCGTAAATTTCTGAAATTCCTGTACTGGTAAGAATAATAGGAACATTTACCCTTTTATTGATATCACTGAAATTCATCGAGATAATAAACTCTGGTGCAAATATTGGTAGAATCTGCTCGACCAGTTGTAGATTCTCTTCAATTGTTCTAGTAAAAGTATATAATCCAAAGTTTATAAGATATGGAACTTCAGCATAATTATATACTTGACTACCATCAGAAATTGTTCCACTAGTTGTTCTTAGTTTATTGGATTTTCTCGTTGGATCATAACTCATACCCAACATCTCAAAGCCCATTCTAGGTAAAGTGATTCGTGTTCTGGTGGTGTCTGAGATCGTACTGACTTCTTTGATTCTTCTTATGAACTTTTCTTTTGGTCCATAAGTCAGAGGAACTCTATCTTTTTCGATGATGTCACCATCTTTATCATATTTGGCAACATACATGTCATTGAAAAGATTACCAAATCCAACGACCAGTTTTCTCAGAGATTCATTGTTGTAATATTGAAACACTAGTAATTACCTCCGGAAAATGGATCTGTGTCAGAAAAATCAATCAGATCATCTTTTTCGACTTCTAATTGTAAATCTTCATTGTCACCCTGAAGAGTTTCGCTTTCGCTATTGATTTGGCTGAAGAAGTCTGCATTGCCAGTACCACCAACAAACCTTTCAGCGTTACTTTCGGTTCCCTTAATCGCAGATGTTGTATCTGATGTTACAAACGATCCAGTAATATTTCCAAGGGTTAGTTGTAGGGTTTGACTATCCCAACTGATAACTTGAGCACTCGCAGTGGCTTCATCAATGTTAGTATACTCACCATACGTGTTACCAACTTGGAATACAGTTTCACCCTCGAAGAACTCAGACACCGTATTTGTAGTTCCTGTTGGCGCACCAACAGTGACAATCTGAGCAAGTTCTTTTCTTGCTCGCGCAAAGCATTCATCGACTTCACATATCCCGGTATTAAAATCTTCATTATTATAGGCAAACAATTCACTAAATGCAAGGAATGAGTACAGATTACCTAACTGATAGAGTGGATTTTCATGTTCTACGAAGGTTATCTCAAATAGACTGTCAGATAAGACAAAGTATATTAGATCACCTTCGCGAGGTCGAACAATGGTAGAATCTCTTTTGGTAACTTCTCGTTCAAATGTTCGTGTTGCTATTCTGAAAGTTGCTTTATCTCTAAGGTCAATACCAAATTTTCCTACGATATCTCCATCACCACCGAAAGACTGCGGATTTTCCATATACATCTCAATAAGATATGCCTGATCAAATGATGACCTAGTGTCTTCACCATATATTGGATCATAGTCATTTAGTGTTCTTGGGATATAATAGCAGTTTCTTCCGAGAGCACGAATGAATTCAGCATTCAGATCCTCTAAAAGATTTTGTTCATTATTAACATCTCTGATGTATGGATTCTGTGCCATATTATCCCGTTATGAAGTGTGGTGGAAGTTCGTATTCGGATTGCATTCGTTGTTCAAGTGCTGCAACCTCTGCTGATCCTTCTTGATACAACTGACCACCACGGAGTGTGACACCACCCGGCATCTGAACACCATCAAACTTAGATAGGTTTGCTCCCCACTGTCGTTTGATTAGTGCAGTGACATATTCTTTCAGATAACGGTCGTTAAAAATCTTTGGATAGTTGTTTGGATTTAATGTGGCATATCCTTCAATAACAACATACTGTCCGGGGGAACAATCTCTAGATAGATCAGTATCCATTATGAGTCTATCAGTGACCTTACTGAAGTGGATAATGTGTTCTGGATTAAAGAATTGTTCTACCATGCTAATATATCTCATGGTGCTGTCATATCCAGCTAGACCCAGTGAACTAGCCATTCCCAGACCACGGTTGATTCCGAAATAATCTGTTAGGGCTAATTGATACCGAATGTCAAACATGTCTTGGTTTGCAAGAGCACCAAATTTAAATACCCGAACAATCGATAAAAGGTCTTTACCTGTTGGTCCGGGTGCGTCTCCAAAGCCCATGGCTTTTTGTATTTTAGATGTGGGGATATACTGGTTATTGATATCGTCTTCAGTGATTTGATATGCAAAAATGCATCTCTCAACACCATCAAAGTGACGTTCTGAAAAATACTCTAGGGCATCATCAAGACGCTCCTCTGCTTGCTTATAGTCTACATTTATCTCGACAACGGGAGAACCGAGTCTTCTAAGAGCATAATCAATAAGGGTTTCTCTTGAATTTGGATTTGACATATTTACACCTCTTAGTTATTTAGGGGATTTTGAGGTCTAAAATAATTATATTATCGGCTTTTTGTCTTCGGGCATATCTGGTGATGACACAGTTATTTTAACTAATTGTGCTGCATCATAGTTTTCTATGATATATTTCCTACTATTGTCTTTAGTTTCTGACACGATATAATTATTAAATCCCGGCATTTTTTTCGGACAGTAAAGTTTGGGATAATCTAATTTGGAATAACTTTCATTAGTTGAATTTAGCCAAGTACCTTCTCTGTCCCCACAGCCACACTCAGTACAATAGAATCTACCCTTAGTTTCACTTTTCCCTAGACCCTCACATGGAGGTAAAGATCCACCAATAGACTCATCACCAAAACAACTCAATGTCCGTAATTGTTTAGTTGGTATATCTGCCTTTTTATTAGTCAGACCACGAGAAGCGAGAGACATTGCAAACGACTGCATCATTGTCAAAGGATTTTTCAATTTATCTACACTCTTTCTTAGGGGGTGTTTTGATTTATATTGATTATTTTTACCACAGTTACAACCACCACATTTTTTACGGTGCATACTCATTATTACAATACGTCAGATGGTCCAATCTGAACAAATCCTTCTGTTCCTGATATGGCTATAAATAGCTTTTTCTTCGTTACCCCAGAACCAGCGGGGACGTTGAGTGTATATCCACCAGTCTTACCGAACTGGGGATCCAAGAAGTATGGCTGACCAGCGGTCAACCCTGTAAATCCACTAAAGAGTCCTGACGTAGTGACGGTTACCTCATTTCCAGTAACGCCTTTCACAACACCAATGCTTTCGTTACCGTGGTACGGATCCAATGTCGCACCACCACTTGCTGCTGCGATAGACAATACAAGCTGTCCCTGTGAACCAGAGGTAACGAATCGTCCCACAGTCAGACCGGCAGTAACTCCAGATGAAACCGTGACCGTGACATCATAAGAACCTCTGTTAGTTACATCACCATCGACACCAACATCACCCTGAATAGTGATTCCGTGTGGTACACTGTCGGCAAGACCAAAACGAAGGAATCCTGCGGTTGGTCCTTTGGTCGCTGTTCCTAGTTCAGCACTGACTCCCTGTAATCTAGAACCAGAAATATCGATATCATAGATCTTGGCTTTATTTAATTTAGCTATAACTTCATCATTTGTCTTGGTGAACCAATCGAAAAATGAAGTGGTTGAATTAAGATTCGGGATTTGATATTCGTTGTTTTCTACGCCCATTTGTTTTTCCTATACCCTTGTTATGTATTTGATTGAGACACGCTTGTCTGCGGTGGTTCCACTTAGCGTGAAATTGGAGTTTCCTATGTGTGTGACTGTTCCAGATGAACCAGTAATTTCAGGCACCACATACTTAGTTCCTGTGATTATTGCAGCAAATGATCCATTAGATTTTTCAATATAGACTTGTGAACCGTCAGCAGGCACCTTCACTACAGTGAGTAATATTTGACATCCTGATGCTAGGGGAAAGGCATTAGGAAAATTTACAGCTTGTATGATACCAATCAACTCTCCTCGTATTAGACTCGGTGATCCACTAGATGGACTAAGAGTTGGTGCATTTGCGTACACTTTATTTCCAACTGCCGGTATATTACCTGAACTAAATGTCATTGATGCATACATCAGATTTGATCTTAAGTCTTGTGTGTTTGGTGGAAGATCTAATCCAAGTTCTCTATTATTTGATGAATTGGTTGGTTCACTTATAATTGCATATGAATCAAAACTAGTAGGAGTTGATCCAGTATACCCCGTAGGTCGAAGTGTGCCGTTAATATCAGATTCTTTCATCGTGACACTAGTCATAAATGCATTTACTGGAATAATTGGACCATATAAATTTTGCTCGGTTAGTAGTCCGTTATATGGTGTAATAAGAGATTTTAGTGAATTTTCAAAGCCGTAATTATTATTTGTATCAGAAACCTTAAACTCGACCTCAGTATTATCCTTTCCTACAAGTCGCTCATTGGTTGCTAAATCTTTAGCAATTTTCACACCACGAATATACCAAACATCTTCTTTAATTTTTGTTAGATCAAACTCAACAGTAGGTGCTGTACCGTTTCCAAACGTCGTTATATTTGGTGCTGTAGTTCCTGCAACAGTAAAGTCGCTGTCCTTTAGGTCGCCAGCCTTTGGATCGATATATACCATCTCAACTGAACCAGCTTTGTTCGACCAAGCAGTGGCTTTTTCATTGTACCAACCCAAGGGGGAGGAATCACTAAATGGAGATCCTTGAATTTGTGCTGATAAAGTTGTGGGAGCTATTGAACTTGGAAGATCTCCCAAGGTAGATCCAGTACCACCAAATCTTATCTGGGTGTTGATACCAGACATGCGGAGTGCTTGTTGTAATTTGAATACATCATATCTTTGTATATCACCAAATTGATACAAAACACTACCTGAAGCAATTTCGGTTTCGGTTGTTTGGTTGTAATAATTTTCTACACCATAGAATTTTGCTGCACCTGTTCCAAGTGGTTGGAAGGGATCACAGACGGCTGTTTTGAATGGTCCTAAAGTTAGACCATCATTAACAAAGTTTCCTTGATCCGCAGCAAAGAAGTTAATTCGATCTCTAACTTCTAATGTGATCCAATTACTATCTGTAAATCTGTTGTCACTCTGTGCTAGTGCAATCCAACTGTACCCATCTTCTTGTTCAATAACAGCAGTTGGTAGATCTGCGACACTAGTATATCCAGTGCTTGGTTTATACACAGAAGCAGTTGCAATATCAGTTCTATTACTTGAATTGTTACCGACACATAGGAATAATACACCATCCCCTATAGTGGGATCAAAAACAAAGCAATTTTGAGTTTCTGGACCAGAAAAGGAATTGTATCTGGCATACACAGTAGATTTCTGCCAGTCTTTTCTAGGGAAACATAAACGATAATCATCCCGAGTTACTCTCTGGAAATAACAAGCCGACAACCAAAAATCATTAAGACTCTTCAAGTCATTCTGTGGTACATCAGTAAAGGTATTAGAATTTAATGAAATATATTGGTTACTAGAATAGATAAGTTCTTCCATCTGATTAACAGCGTTCTCGAACTTATTTGTTCCAGTATTTAAAATTTTTCGGATTGCGGTAACCATTAAGCGTATCCTCCTATAGGACAGGAACTATTTGACTCTCTACCATCATTTGGTGATGTATTTCCAGATGCAGCATTCAAGAAGGCAACATCTAGTATATTTAGTATTCCAAAAGACGAACCGGCTATGGTAACTGCATCTGACCAGTCAGGGAATGCATACGTCAACATATTAGCAAGATTATATGTGGCACCACCAGTTATACCAAAGTGTGCTGTTGATCCAGAACATCCTGCTGTTGCTTGAATGCTGGTGGTATCGTCTAGTGTATATGGGAAGTAGTTACCAATAATAGCAATCTCTTCACCTGTTCCCGTTCCATCATAGGCACCCTCACCAAATGTGGCTTCTTCCCATTGGGAGAAGTCTTCAATATTTACATTTTGAAGAACTGTTAGAGGTTCATCTACTGGGTTATAATCACCCTGTGTCTGTGATGATCTATATGTGGTGTCAGAAGCGTTGGTGAAGTCATCATTTGTTGCAGATACTGCAAACTGTATATTCACACCAATTGGGATTACATGTTCATTCATGTACTCTTCCAAGTATTCGATGTTTATTGTAGTTGTGTCTTGGAAAAATAATGTGACAATGTAATTGCTACCATCAAATACTTCTATCCGAGTTGTGGACGCACCAATTAGGGTGTTACAGAAATACTGTATCGACGTTGGTGTGCCTTTGACGTTACAAAATCTATCCGTAACACGATTGAGGAAATTTCTAATATGCTGGGGTTCAATGACCAATTGATCTTTGTTCATTTCAGCCACTAGTTCACTCGAATTAGGTAAGTAATTACTGAGCAGGTATGAAGTCATTTCATTTGGACAGAAATCGAGATCCTTCAGAACCTCGAAATTATTGTCTAAAATATAACGACTGCCATTGGTTGAGTATAGCCAGTTATAGTAGACCTGAAATAGTTGTACTAGATTATTCATTTGTTATCCATGATGGAAGTTGGAATAAAACATTTATTCTA